GGAGATCGTTGATGCCGGTATCGCACAGCGTGAAGTCATCGAGCGCACCCTTAACTGGCGTACGCAATTCGACAGAGAGATGGAAGTCTATCAGCGTAACTTTAACGATTGGATCGTAGGACCCGACGTTGAAAGTGTGCGACATAAGGCGGGTGCTAAGGCGATTGACTGGGCTAACAACGCAAACCCAATCATGGCTACAAAGGCTTTTGCTTTTGACTTGAAGCTTGGTCTGTTCAATGTTAACCAGTTCCCGCTACAGATCGGAACGATGATTGCTTCGATGTCTATCGCTGGGCCCAAGCTTGGCGTACAGGCAATGAGTAGCCTCTTCCCTATGCGACAGTACATCACTAAGTCTGGTAACGAGGCAATGCTTGATCTGTTCATTAAGCGTGGCGTCCACACTATGACTGGCCTTGACGCTAACGAATATAAGTTGATGATGAAGCAAGCTAAAGAGTCCGGCTTCCTTACCTCGGTTCATATGAGTACGGCTGACTTCGGTCTCGACATCAATGCAAGTGCCCTCGGCGCTAACAGTGCTATCCGTAAGACTGGCCGCGTCTTCATCAACGAAGGCGAAGTATGGAACCGTGCAGTTGCGTGGCGGATTGCTTGGTCAGAAGCCCGTACTAAGTATCCCGAGCTGCTTCCTACAAGCGGTGAGTTCAAGGCGCGTCTGCAGCAACTGGCTGACGACTATAGCTTCAACATGACTCCACAGGCTGCAGCAGCTTGGCAGAAAGGTCTTATGTCAATCCCCACGCAGTTCTGGGCGTACAATGCTCGTATGCTTGAGGCGATGGTTGGCGATACGTTTACAACACAACAGAAGATTAACTTGATCATAGGTCAAACTCTCTTCTATGGTTCGGCTGGTATCCCAGTGGCTCCGGCGATCAGCGAGATGGTCAAGAACATGCACCATCAAGGTAAGCTAGAGTCTTCTGAGATGGTTCGTGACTTCGCTAGTTTTGTTGACCGTGGTCTAGTTGACGCAAGTATCAATGCTATGATGGGCAGTGACGTTCTTATTGGTGCCCGCTTCGGTACTGGTGCCTTTATGTCCGACGCAATCAAGAACCTCTTTGGTTTGTCGAAGTATGGTGAGTCGTCCTTCATGGACATCGTTGGTGGTGCGACAGGTTCGGTTATCGGTTCCGGCCTTGAGACGATCACGGATGTCCTCAAGTACAGTGTCGCTGAAAGCGGTGGAGACATCGGTCGTCCTTTGACACGAGAGTCTTTGATCCGTCTGGCTGCAAACATCTCGACTGTCAGTAACGGTCTTAAGGCTTACATGGTTTACAATTACGGAACCTTGATTACGACAAAGGGTAACGTGATGGCGACTGATGTACCTAAGGCGGACGCTTACGCTATCGTACTGTTTGGCGCACAACCAGCCGAGACTGAACTAATCTCACAGCACTTCACCTATCTCAAGGATAAGGGTAAGGCTGGCAAGGAGGCCGGTAAGGTTCTGACTAACTATCGTCAGTTGATGCAAGCTAACCCCGACAGACGACGCGAGTATGAAGAAGAGTTAAACGCTTTTATTCGTATGCTCTCCCCAGAGATTCGTGCAGAAGCTTACCGAAATGCAACTATGAACACATCTAAGTCTACCCTTGATGGCGTAGCAAAGCAAGTTGAAAAAGACCGGACTCGTCGTTACATTCGAGAATCCATGGAGGACGAAAATGCCGCTAACTGATACACTCGGTAATGTTGGAAACCCCTATAAAGCGGTTGATCCCGGTCCCCGTCCTGACTTTATGGGAGGGATTGTCGATCTTGGTCGGGCAGCCCTGACGGGTCTTGTCAATAAAGGTGAGGCTGTTGGTAAGGAGAACTCGACCGCCATCCAAAACAAGGTGGCTCAAGCTCGCTTTGACATTCTTTCGACTCAAGGTGAACAACCTACTGCTGTCGACAATACTCCTGCTCCCGTCAAGGACGCTGCTAACAAGTTGGGTAAGCTTAACACGGCTGTTCAACGTGGTGCAGCTTCCGCACAGGAACTCTCGTTGCGTACGGAGACTGCTCTTAACGCTATGATGCAGCAGTACCCTGAGTACAAAGCAGAAATCTTTAAGGCGTTTGAAGATCAAGGGTTGACAAGTGTTGCCTTCCGTGAAGCACGAGCGACGCTTGAGATCGACAAGTCGTTGACGACAGCACAGGCTACGGGTGTGGCAGCGACGGCTCAGTTTGCTTATGCGAACGGTATTGTTGGCATGGATGCAGACCCAGCTACTGCTGCTAAAGCTGGCTCTGAGGCGATTGCAATTGCTAACGAGACCAAGGCTCTTCAGGAGTTAGCCACCTTTAATAAAACTATGGCTCCAAATGTATCACAAGCCGAGCAAGACAAGATAGCCGCAAATCACGACAACACGCTGCTCGCTCTGTCTACCAGAAGCTTTCAATTAGGCGCTAACAACCTTCTTGATGCCAACGTTAAGTTAGTTCAACTAGCGGCTGCTAGCGACCCCACAGGTGAGCGTATGCGTCAGGTCGAGGCCATGGGTCTTGATATGCGTGCTGCTGTTGGTCGTCAACGTGATGCCGCTCTTATCCAATGGCGTGCAAATGGCGGTTCGGCTAAGGGTGAAGAGAGACTCCTCAAGACTTACGACGATGCTCTGAAGAACTACGAGACTTTCTTTACTGGTAACTTTGCTCAAGCCACGCAACGCACGAAGCTACTTGCAGACTTTACGACGGTAGCTAAGGTTGACTTGATGAAGGCTGCTCCACTATTGGCACGCCTCATTCAAATTCCCGGTATGTCGAATACGTTGGCTGAAGGTTTGAACGCAACAGCGCAAGGTGCCTTCTCCCCGGAGATGCTTGGTCAACTGGCTAAGGAAGTCCAAGAGTACACGGCTGGTGGTCGCACTTCCCTTGACGAGGAGACTTCGGTTCGACAACTAGCAATGATCCTTCAAGGGACGTTGAAGCTTAATAACTTGACACCTGAGGAAGCGGCCAAAGCTATGCCGAACCTTCTGACTTCTGTTGTCGGTAATCGAAAGGCAATCATTGCCGACACTGACGTTACGCCTGACGACGTTAAGGGTTACACGAACGCTTTGTTTGAAGTGTCCGATGCCGCTTTGACGATCACTCCCGGTGCAACCCTTAGCTCTTTGTTTAATGCTTCGGAAGCTGTAAGTCACCCTAACAACTTTGTTGCGCTTGAGAAAGCAATGAAGACTCCGGGTATGGAAGATGTTTCGATGACGGCAATGCTCTCGGTTCGACAAGCCTCGCAACGTATCCTTGATGTCGTTAAGATGAAGCCAAGAGTTGGTGGGGTTTTTGAGATTAAGTACGACGCGGCTAAGAGTTCTTACGTGATGAACCCAAGCCGTAAAATCTACGACCAATCGGTTAAAGGTTCTACTGCTGTTGTCGGTCCTTACGGTGTGCAAGTTGCTCCAAGCGCAAGCTTTGAAGAACTCTCTCGTAATCCTCCGGCAGCTATGACGCAGCTTTTGTCGACTATGAATAACGCCCACAAGATGCTGCGCTTCTCGTCTAAGTACGATGACACTATCCCTAAGGGAACTGGTCAAGTGGCTCTCGGTAAGTACTACGCTGAAGGCACAGCCATTCCGGGGATGGAACCTAAGGTAGCAAAACCAGAAGCGACGTTTGAAGAGGGTATCGCTGCAGTTAAGAAAGCTGGTATCGCTCTAGAAGAACAGATCACTCAGTCACAACAAAGTAGCTTAGATCAGATTAAGAACGACGTTACCGTATCAGCCGGAACGGCAGGTGCAGTAAATTTCTTCCAAGGTAGAGGTTGGAGTCCCGCCGCCACTGCCGGTATCGTAGGGAACCTGCTCGCCGAAAGTAATCTGAACCCAATGGCAGAGGGCGACAAAGGGCTTAAGGGTGGTTCCTCGATGGGGATTAGCCAATGGCGCGAGAGTCGTCTGGAGGGTCTGAAGGCCTTCGCGAAGAAGACGGGTGGCAACGTCAATGACTTTAACACACAGTTGAGATACATTGATGAAGAACTACAAACAACTGAGAGCAAGGCGGGTGCAGCATTGCTTGCATCTAAGACGCCTGAGGAAGCTGCGAGAGCCTTTGCACTTTACTTCCTGCGACCCAAGGGTGCAGAGACGGGAAGGGCCGACAACATCGACAGAATCTCAGAGCGTGTCTCAAACGCTAACAAGGTATTTAGGGGTTAATTAATGGCTGGTACTTTAGACGATTCAAAAATCCTTCAGGTTGTCGGTACTGATGGTAACGGTAACACCCGTAGTACCTATCCGGTTACTCGACTGCTTGCGGTTACTGCGGGTCCTGATGATCTTCCATTAATTAACGGCCTCTATCCTCGGGGAGTCTATGTAGGAGTTGCTGGAAACATCACTGTACTGGCGGCGGAGGATGATGTAGAAATAACAATTACTAACTTAGCTGCCGGTATTTGGCACCCTATTTCTATTCGTAAATTAACAGGAGCGACAGCAATGAATATTTTGGTGGCCTACTAATGAAGTATATTATAGCATTTTGGCAGCGGCTTGTCAAGTTCTTTATTCGTGAGAAGATCATCCTTGTCCCTATCATGTATAGCGAGAAGAAGGTTGACTTCAATATCGAACGCTTCGAACGGGCAATCTTTCAATGTCAGAACCCCGACAAGCTGCCTGAACTCAAGAAGAACTTGGCTTACTGGCAGTCTCTCAAGAACGTTTATCACGAGTATCGGAATAGGTAATGGGGACTCCTGTCGTCTATAACCAATTTAAATTGAAGCAACATAACGGCAATGCGATTGACTTAGATACCGACACGATCAAGGTATTAATTGTTTCGAGTGTGTATATCCCAAGTCAGTCTCATGCCTTTGTGTCGGACATCTCTAACGAAGTTACGGGGGTTGGCTACACGGCAGGTGGTAAGGTTGTGACGGGCGTTACGTTGACGCTTGACGGTAACACGGTTAAGTGGTTACATGACGATATCACTTGGACGGCTAACCCATCTGGCTTTACGAATGGACGACACTTTATCTGGTACCACTCAACGGGCAATCCAAGTACATCAAAACTTATCATGTACATGAGTGAGTCCGTTAACTTTGGTAATTCATCTGGCGATCTGACACTTGATGGTTCTGCAACTACTGGTGTCTTAAATATTGTATAAAAATTGAATAGGAGCTTATCATGGCAAAGTCGACCACTACTTGTAACAATCTATTGAAACTACTGTTTAACGCTACGGCTTGGGCAAATATCGCGGACAACGCGGCATCGTCGCCTTTGACCAACCTGTACCTCAGCCTTCACACGGCTGACCCCGGTATCGGCAACAGCCAAGCAACCAATGAGACAGGCTACACGAACTATACTCGCGTCGCGGTCGTGCGTACTACGGGTGGCTGGACGGTAGCTACCAACACGGCAGTCAATGCGGGTCTGGTGCAGTTTCCCCAATGCGGCGCTACAGGTGCTACATTGACCCACGTTGCCATTGGTACAGCGGCGACTGGTGTCGGTAACGTGCTCTATTCTGGGCCGTTGAACAGCTCACTAGCCGTTGCGTCCGGCATCCAGCCTCAGTTTAACGCTTTTTCACTTACCGTGACGGAGACATAATTATGAGCCAGCCAAATCTAGCTAAGGGTGAAGAGCCTTTGTATTCGTGCGCCGAGTGTGATGGCCCCGTATTTCTGGTCGATGGCATTGTTTACAAGCCCTGTGGTCACACGGCGGCTGCGGTGTTGGCAAACTTGACAGCAATCCTACGCGGCACGTCAGAGGTGAAATAATGACAATCAAATCGTACAAAGATTTGGTGGACGCTGAAGAGCGTGGGCAGACGTTTATCGGCGGCTTCCGTAAGAATTTCAACTCAACTGCCAATAGCTGCTGGTTTGATGTGACATCAAGCCCCGGCAACCCCCTGCCGTTCTACTATGCGTCGTCGCCTCTCTATGGCGAGCAACTTAGCCAAACTGCCAATGGTGGCATCCCGCACAATCATCCTGTTGGTCAGTTAGGATATAAAACCTACCTCAAAACTATCGCGATCTCTCCTTCGGCGCTGTCATTTAGTGCTGGACCCATGATTCTAATGGATTACCTGTATTATTATCCGTTTGTCGATACAGGTACGACGGACGAGCAGTCTCTATATCAAGGCTTGGGGCTTCCGCGATACGTTGACGGGAAGGGTGTGCAAGTCATAGCCGTTCAAATGGCAGGACTACTCGGCACCGGAAGCCCGACCTTTCGGTTTACCTACACCAACCAAGATGGCCTCTTCAGGACCAGCCCAACGCAGACTTGCGGGTCGGGGTCTCTCACGGGTCAGTTAGCTACTGGCAATAACGGTAACGTGGCAATGCCAAATAGCAACTACCCGTTTTTAACTTTGCTTCCTGGGGATACAGGTGTTCGCGAGGTTTTGTCCGTGACGTTTAACACGCCAGATATCGGTCTGTTGGCGTTCATTCTGGTCAAGCCTCTTGAGCAAATTATCTTGCGAGAAAACGGCACTACCGGCGAACGCACACCTGTAACGGATTTCTTTGATCTTCCTGTCATCGAGGATGACGCTTACCTATCAATACTAATGAACCCCGGCTTCAATCAGTTGAACCAGTCTGGCTTCATCGGCACAATTCAAACAGTTTGGGGATAAACCATGGCTTTACAATCAATGGATCAGATCATCAGCGCGATTACTGCTTCGCAGTTTAACCGTACTGATTGGAATAAGAACGCCCTCCCCGCCACCGCACAGGTCGCGGGTCAGTGGTACGATCTGAGCACGGGAGCGGGCAATCCGTTTCAGAACTCGACGCACGGATCGACGACGAACCTAGCATTTCAGGCCCTGTCTGACACAACGTCAATCGGTGCCACGACGGCTGCGCTAGGCGGCTCGATCTCCGGCACGGTGTTTACCGACACGACCCACGGCACAAACCGCTTCACGGTGGGGATGCTGCTCTCAGGCACGGGCGTCACGGCGGGTACCTACATTACCTCGCTCGGCACGGGTAATGGTGCAAACAACGGCGGTACTTATAACGTCAGCATTTCGCAGACCGTCACATCACAAACCATCACCGGAACAGCGACAACTAACGGTCTGTATACGGGCGGTGCGGTAGCGCCATCAATCAAAAACATTTTGAACGTCTCGGCGTTCTCAGCGGCGGCAACTACGGCCCCGGCCACATTGATGCTGGTCGATCAGGTTGCGATGTTCACCGTGTCGTCAGTCACCACCACGGGCGCACAGTCTTTCACGGGTACGCAGACCTTGCCTCGCTACGCCACAGGCGCTGGCCTACAGGCATTCATCGTGCCCTCGGTCGTCATGGGCGCGGGTACGCCAGCCATCCAGTTAGGTTACACTAACGCGGCGGGCGTATCAGGCCGCTTGACGCCCGCCAGTCCCTCGCTACCCATCGCCAACACGGCTGCCCCTGTCGGGTCGCTGATCCATACGGGAACGGGTGCGGGTAAGTTCGGCCCATTCATGCCGCTGGCATCGGGCGACACGGGTATTCAGTCCATCCAGTCAATCAGCCTTTCGGCCACAATGACCTCGGGTTCGCTGGTCGTGGTTCTCGCCAAGCCAATCTTTACGCTTCCACTCACCACGATTGGCGTGGCATCCGAGCGCGATCTGGTCAATCAGCTTCCATCCATGCCGCGTATCTTTGACGGTGCCAATCTACAATGGCTTATGTACGCGGGCGCGGCAACGCCTATCAACTCTGCCTTTTACGGCTCTATCGACGTAGCGTGGGGCTAAAATGGCTCTGGTTGGGAACTACTCTAACTACAATAAGCTACCGCTAAAATATACTGGCGCGGCTGGCCCCGGCAACACTGTCACAATTCATGCCGGTAATCAGAGTAATTTTGTCCAGTCTGGTCGGCGGCGTAATCGCATGATGCAGGACCAAACGACTACGGCGTTAAGGCTGTATGCGCTGCCAAATGGCAGTTACCCCAGCCTGTCGTGGTTCATCCCGCAGAGGTCGGGCCAGATCGGGTCGACCAATCAAATCTACGGCAACGGGGTTTCAAGTGGGAACCTAGCGGGCGGATTACCTACCGACGCGAACCTAGAGGGCGCGGGTGATATCACCAACGGCAACCTGACCCTTATCGCCCAGCTTATTGCATCCCTTACGGGTGCGGGCGACGTCACACCGCCACCGTCGTTAGTCGGCAAGCTAGAACTGATTAGCAACAATCTAACTGGTTCTGGTGCAGTCGCAGCCACCCTCACGGCGTTTGCGTCTGTTCAGGCATCACTGTCTGGCGCAGGGTCATTGTCCTTGGTGCCATACGCCACGGGGCGGCTTGAGGCGGACATTACCGGACAATCGGAACTGTCACCCCAAAGCCTCGCGGCGGCTGTCTGGAACACTTTGGCGGCACAGTTTAACGACAACGGCACGATGGGTCAAAAGCTGAATTCGACTGCTGATTACGCAACACTGGCAACAGCTATTGTCGCAGCCATGAACACTTCGCCGCCTAACGTTAACGTCGCAAAGATCAACGGACTAACTGTTGATGGCACCGGTACGGAGCTTGATCCATGGGGGCCAGTTTAAGCTGGGGTAATTCTTTTGGTGGCGCGTGGGGTAGTTCGTTTGGGGGAAACCTTGGAACAACAATCGTAATTACCTCCGCGCTTATCACAATGATTCCTCAAAACATAATGTCGAATAACGTCTTTGTTAATGTTGCAACTGGTACCGTCAATTACATCGGTCAACTCGTCAACGCTATTGTCGGTCCAGCACGAGCCTTAATCTCTCGTGTCGCTCTTTCACTTTCAATTAGTCTGTAAAGGAAATACATCATGGCTGTTTCTTATATTCGTGGCGACGATCCTTACGCATACATGCCTCTCTCGCTTGAGACGCCCAAGAAGAAGATGACTGCGATTACCCCCGGTGCATCTGACTTTGACACCTACAGTCTCATCTACTGCACCGTCGGCGGCACCGTTACGTATCTTCCCGTGCTTAACGATGACGCGGCTACGGTCTCCGAGACGGTCGCGGCTGGCTGGGTGTCGCCAGTGATGGTGCGTAGGGTATCTGCTGCGGCGGCTACCGTCTACCAACTGTTGGATTAAGCCTATGCGTGGTTTAGGATTTGAACTAAACAACAAAAGGCGTAGGGGACTTATGGGAGGTGGTTCAACCGAAACCATCATCCTTGCGTGGGACCCTCTGTATAAAGAGTCCTCAATCATTCTTAGTAGTTCTAATAAAACTATGACAGCAACTAGTGGTGTATGGGATCACGTACTAGGTACTGTTTCTAAAAGAGCACCGGTCCCTAACCCAACTGGTTATGGTCCTTGGTGGTATTTTGAAGTTACAGTTACAAGTACTAACACATTGATTGGTATCTGTGAAGAGTCAGAAACTATATCTACAATACCACAACTTGGTTATACTGTTGGTAGTGTTAGTCCAACAAAGTCTTGTGGTCTATATAGCACCGGAGCTTTTTATCGAGATAATACTAATCCATTGAATGCAACAGCAGGTTTTACAGTAGGTGACGTAGTTGGTTGTTCCTATTCGGTAGGAGACTCAACAACGAGAGTTCGCTACTATAAAAACGGCGTAGCAATTTCAACTGATATGTTAGGTCTTTTCTTTGGTGGTAATATCAGACCTGTAGTTGGTGTCGTTAGTGCTGTTGCAACTATCTCCAATAATCTCTACACGACAATCGACAACAAGCTAGGACTCTAAATGACTAACGATGAATTTATGACGATGTTAATTCGACACGAAGGTAACATCCCGTACGCCTACAAAGATAGTCTGGGTTACTGGACCATCGGCGTTGGCTTCCTAATCGACAAAGAGAAGGGCGGTAAGCTTGAGCCGGAGGAAATCCAGTTCATCCTTCAGAACCGAATCAATAAGCTAGTCAAGGAGCTTGCAATCAAGTTGCCTTGGATGACCGAGTTGACGCCGACAAGGCAAGCGGTGCTTGTGAATATGGCGTTCAACCTTGGTGTAAATGGATTGCTTGGCTTTAAAAATACGCTGTTGTTTATCAAGACGGGTCAGTATGAGAAGGCCGCGAGAGGGATGCTTGCAAGCAAGTGGGCGTCTCAAGTCAAAGGGCGAGCGGTTGAGCTTGCTAAACTCATGAAGGAAGGATAAGCAAATGGCTTCAAGTAAAGGTTCTAAGGTTCTTGGTAACGCTAAAAAAGCAGCAACTAAAGAATATGAAGGTCGTATTAATAATAAAGGTTCCGGCTCTTATGGCCCAAAAACAACTAATAGTCGACAGGTTGGTAAGGTTGCCCAAGCCGGAGAGAAAATGATGCCAGGTATTGCAGGCATTCCAATTAATGTAAATCGTTATACTGCTGCTAAAGGTTCTTCGTTTGATACGGCCACGAGACTAACGGGACGAACCAAACACGGAAGTCAATTTCGTTTAGGAGGAGCAGCTAATGCGCGTGATATTGTTAAGTCGGAAAAAGGTGGTGGATTCAGTCGTAAGGCTAAAGTAGTTAAGAAGAAGAAGTAAATGGCTAGTCCCGCATGGCAACGTAAGGAGGGTAAGTCTCCGTCAGGTGGATTGAACGCCAAGGGCCGAGCTTCCTACAACAAGGCCAACCCCGGTAAGCCGGGCCTCAAGGCTCCACAACCCGAGGGTGGTTCGCGCAAGAAGTCCTTTTGTGCGAGAATGTCAGGCATGAAGAAGAAGTTGACGAGTGCTAAGACCGCTAATGATCCGAATAGTCGTATCAATAAGTCTTTAAGAAAGTGGAAATGCTAACATGAAAAAGCCAATGAAGAAGCCCGCTAAGGGCAAGAAGCCTATGAATCCATACATGATGAAGATGATGGAAAAGAAGAAGAAGTAACATGGGAATCATCAGTGACGTACTTGGTGGGGGAGATTTGATCAGAGAACTCGGAGCAACTGTCCGTCAAGTTCTTCCTGATCCTAGTGCTCAACACGAGTTTGATTTAAAGGTCGCGGAGCTAGCCGACAAAGCAGACGCTCGGGAAACCGAGTTGCTTAAAGGTCAGCTTGAGATTAATAAAGTTGAAGCCGGTAGTTCTAATTTGTTTGTGGCGGGCTGGCGTCCCTTCATCGGTTGGACTGGGGGTGTCGCCCTTGGTTACACTTGGATGATCAGTCCGCTTATGAAGTGGGTGGCCGACATGAATGGTTATGTCGTACCGCTTCCGGCACTCGATCCGAATAGTATCTATCCAATCATCATGGCACTCTTAGGTATGGGTGCGATGAGGACGGTAGAGAAAGTCAATGGGGTGGCGACTAGCGTTGGAGGCAAGGTTCTTCAACCGCTAGCGAAGAGAGATAGCTGGTTCAAATAAAGAGAGGCCCCTAAGGAGAAATCCCTAGGGGCCATTCTTTTAATTATGCTCCGCAGGAACCACCCTTGCCACTAATGTCGCAAATATCGTGGGTCTCTACGTGCTCTTCAAATTCTGTGCCAAGAGTTTCAATCGCCTCACGGTACGGGATAGAAGTAAGAGGTTGACCTCCGCGAGCGCCATCAGGATAGACTGTAAAACCCCTAAGACGGTGAGCATACTTTGCAAGAGTATTTGCAAAATCATGAACGGTATCAGGATTGTTAAGCTTACTACCAAAACTAGGCAGATTAATAGTCGAAGAGATAGACTGGTCAACGTAGTCTTGGACGTCAGCTTGGAACTTGATACGCTGTTCTGGTCGTTCGGCGAGGTCCACTGCACTCTCGATGTTTTCTGGGTCTGCTCCATATAGATTAATTAACTCCTGTGCTGCACCATCTACCACAGTCTGGTAGTGCCATTTGGTTCCCTTGAGAT